AACGTCTCCGACCAGCGGCGAATCCGGCGTGTTGGTCTGTTTCCCGGCCTGCTCCGACAATGCCGTAGCCCGATAGCCAAACCAGCCCAGCATTGACGTGATGATGCGAGTGGCGTGCAGAATGGATGGATGACGCGGCGCGAGGTTCGACAGTTGGAGAATCTCCCTCCGATGGAAGGCACGGACGAATTGACGGCTCAGACAAACCTGGCACCGCTGGGCCAGTTGGGGACACAAGGGGGCGGGAATGTTGCTTAAAAAGATGCTCAACCTTGAATCTGTCGAGTTGAAATTCGACGGAGAGGCGGGGAAGTTTTCTGGCTATGCCTCCGTGTTTGGTGGAGTGGACAGCTACGGGGATACCATCATCAAGGGCGCGTTTGAATCGACGCTGCGCAAAGCAAAGCCCAAGATGTTCTGGAACCACCAGTGGGACATGCCGATTGGCAAATGGACGAAGGCTTTCGAGGATGACAAGGGCCTGTTTGTAGAGGGAGAACTGACGCCCGGACATTCATTGTCCGCTGACGTTCGTGCTGCGCTCAAGCACGGCACCCTTGACGGGCTTTCCATCGGCGGATTCTTGAAGGCTGGCGATTACCAAGAAACCGAAAAGGGCCGGATCATTCGCAAGTGGTCCGAACTTTCGGAAATCTCGCCCGTCGCTTTCCCTGCTGACAGCGCAGCCCGCGTTGATCTTGATTCTGTGAAGGCAGATCAACTCGCGCTGATTGGCGGCATCGACACAATCCGTGATTTTGAGAGCTTTCTGCGGGATGCAGGTGGCCTCAGCAAAGGGGCGGCACTTGCTTTGACCGCTCGCGCTCGTGACTTGTTTGGCCGTGGGGATCACGCACCGGATGAGTCGCAAGCGAAGATGGCAGAAATCGCAGCCCGCCTGCAACGTCTCGCCATTTAAGCGCATCCTGCAATCGTTCAAAAGGAAATCATCATGACCATCGAAATCGTTCTCGCCAATATCGACAAAGTCGAAAAGAAGCTCGCCACCATGTCTGAAAAGGCTGACGGCGAACTGGCAACCCTGGGCCGAGTGTCTGCCGACACCAAGGCTGCGCTGGACACCATCGGAACCCAACAGCGCGAACTGGCTGACCGTCTGTTGCAGTTGGAGCAGAAGGGCTTGACACAAGCCCCAGAAGTGAAGGCTGATGAATCTTGGGGCGGTCAACTGGTCAAGGCCAGCGCGTTCGCCGACTTTGTCGGTGGCCGAACCCAAAAGGCTCGCGTCGAAGTCAAGAACACCCTGACCGGCTCTGACACGACCGTGGCCCCTGATCGTCGCCCTGGCATCGTCCCTGGCGCGTTCCAGATGCTGACCATTGAATCCCTGCTGAACAGCACCACGACCACATCCAATGCGGTCGAGTTCACCAAGGAAAACGTGTTCACCAACAACGCCGCCGAAGCCGCCGAAGGTTCTGCCAAGGCTGAATCGTCGCTGACCTGGACCCTGGTCAACATGCCCGTGAGCACCGTCGCCCACTGGATCAAGATCAGCCGTCAACTGGCGATGGACAACACGGCATTGGCCGCGTATGTCAACAACCGCATGACCTATGGCGTGAACCGCAAGGTTGAAACGCAACTGGTGAGCGGCGACGGCACCGCGCCCAACATCTCCGGCATGTTCGACACCGGCAACTTCACGGCCCACGGCTACGCTGATGCGAACCTTGGTTCGACCTTGAAGAAGCTGGTTCTGATCCGCAAGATGATCGCCGACACCTGGGCCGCTGGCTACCCTGCCGAGGCGATCCTGCTGAACCCTGCCGACTTCGCGCAGATCGAAATCGACCTGCTGACCACTGCTGCCGGTCAAGTCCGTGTCGCTGTCGATGCTGCCGGTGTGATGCGTCTGTGGGGCGTCCCTGTGGTCCAGTCGGTGGGCGTCACTGCCGACACCGTCGCGGTTGGCGCGTTCTCGCAGGCGTACACCCTGTACAACCGCGAAGGCGTCGTTGTGGAAATGTCCGAGTCTGACTCCGACAACTTCACCAAGAACCTGATCACGATCCGCGCTGAACGTCGTCTGGCCCTGGCAACCGAAGTTCCTGGCGCCATCCGTGCAGGCGATCTGACCCCGGCCTAATTGGCCCTTGGTTCTGACGGTCTGGTGACCCGATGGCCCGGCCCCTTCTTGGGGCCTTTCCTCAGCATCTAACGGGTGTTGAGTAAAGGAGAGATGATGCAAGTCAAGTTCACCACCTTCGGCGCAATGTCAAGCATTGGCGGCTTTGAGCCTGGCCAGTTGCTTCGCTGCGGCGCTGAGATGGCGCGGCATCTTGTCGAGGACTGCAAGTGTGCGGCTTACATCACGCCACCTATTGCGCCTGAGATCAAGGCGGAAGAACAACCCGTGACGGCCAAGCGTGGCAGGAAGGCGCGAGATGCTGCTGACGCTGGCTGAGGTCAAGGCGCATTGCGGTGTTGATGGCAACGACCATGACACCGTTCTGACCATCTACACAGATGCCGCCGAGGCGTCCGCTGTGGAGTTCATCGACCGGAACGTCTATGCTGATTCGACGGCTTTGACAACTGCGCAATCTGGCGCGTTTGCTTTGATGACGGCTGCGACTGCCGCGCACAATGCAGCGACGACCACGGCGCGGGCTTTGGCTGATGAGGTGGAGCGCGATGCAGCGCAGGCCGTGGCGGATCGGGCCTATGATCGCGCACGCGAGGCATACCGGCGCACGATGGCTGGCATTGTCATCAATGGTCAATTCAAGGCCGGTGTGTTGCTGACTGTGGGGCACCTGTTCAAAAACCGAGAAGCAACCACAATCGGCCAACTGGCTGAATTGCCGCTTGGCGTGGCGTCCATCTTGCAACCGCTGAGGGAATACACATGACTCCGGCAGGCAAGCGAGACAAGCGCGTCATCATCGAGTCAAAGTCGGTGACCCGAAACAGCATCGGCGAGGAGTCGGTGACGTGGGGCACGTTTGCGACTCGCTGGGCCGCTGTTTCGCCGATCCGTGGGCGTGAGTTCTTTGCCGCTGAACAAACCATGTCAAGCGTTGACTACCGAGTGAGCCTGCTGAAGCCATTGGCGATCACGCGAGAAATGCGCATCAAGCACGGCACCATTTTGATGGATATTGTCTCGATCATCGACAATCATGATGAGCTTGAGCTGATGTGCTCCACTGGGGTGCGCAATGGCCTCTGACGGTGTTTACATCAAGCTGGAAGGCGTCGATGATCTGAAGCGCTCAATGTCTGATGTGTCGGGCAAGATCCGCAAGAAGGCGGTCACATCTGCGCTGCGTGAGGCTGGAAAAGTCATTCAGGGAGAGGCACGTGCCAATGCCCCTGTACTGTCAAAGCCCGCCCCGTATCGCAAGCCCGGCACGGTCAAGAAAAGCATTGTTGTTCGTGCGTCGAAGTTTGCGCGTAAGGCCGGTGATGCTGGTGTCTATGTGAGCGTCAGGCCATTGAGCGGGAAGAGGCAAGTAAAGCTCGGAAAGGCAGGGGCGAAGAATCCAAACGATCCGTTTTACTGGCGCTTTCTTGAGTTCGGCACCAAGTTTTTCAAGCCGGGCGCCGGGCTTCGGTTCATGACAAACGCTGCGAAGTCGAAAGGGCCGGAAGCCATCAGGACTTTCATGGCGTCCGCTCAAAAGCAAATCGAAAGGCTTGCAAACCGTGTCCGCTGAATCTGATCTGTATGACTCGCTGAACGTGGCTGGTGTGACGGCTTTGGTCAGTTCGCGCATCTATCCTGATGTTCTGCCAGAGGGGTGCGCATATCCGGCCATTGTCTTTGCGAGATCCGGAACCGATCCCATTGAGTCGATCAACTCGATTCATTACGGGGACTTTGTGACTTTTGCTGTTTCGATCTGGTCAAACACTCGAGCAACTGCCGATGCCGTCGCTGATGCAGTCGAGACTGCGCTTCGGGTGGGCGGCCACCAAGTCACGGGGCGCGATTCTGGCTATGATTCCGAAGTGGGGCTCATGGCCTCGTCAATTACCGTTGTTCTTCTGTCCGTTTGAACGGGCGTTTTTGAAAGGGGCCGATCATGGCACAAGCACGTAAGTGGTCGAACGTCGCGGTAGCGATGCAATCGGCAATCGCAACCGCAAAAACCATCACCGGGATCACCAAGGCAAGCCCAGGCGTCGTTACCTCCACGGCCCACGGGTTCTCCAACGGCAACATCCTGTACCTCGTCATTGACGGCATGAGCCAACTCAATGGCCGAGTCGTCCGGGTCGCTGGCGTGACCACCGACACTTTCCAGCTTGAAGGCATCGACACCACCAACTTTGACACCTTCTCGTCCGGCACTTGTGCCGTGGTGACATTGGGCACTTCGATCACGACTGCCACCAACATCACGGCATCTGGTGGTGAGTTCGATTTCGTGGACACCACCACCATTCACCAGAGCGTTCGCACCCAGATCCCCGGCGTTGCCGCTGCCGCCAACTACGAGATGGAAAACATCTGGGACGTGTCCGACGCTGGCCTGCTGGCGATGAAGTCGGCCTATGACTCACAAGCCATCCGCGCCTTCTCGTTCACGTTCGGTGTCGGCGGTCAGAAGATGTACTTCGCGGGCTACGTCGGCGCGTCGTTGCTGCCTGGTGGTCAGGCTCAAGGGCTGGTCACAACGCCCACGACGATCACGATGTTCGGTTCGCCAACCTACTACACCTCCTGATCATGAGCTTGATCGACAAGCTCAAGAAGTCCCGTCAATCTCGGCTTGAGTGCGGTGGGTTTGCGCTGATCTTGCGCAGACCTACAGACCTTGAGTGGTTTGAAATGCGCGGGAAGGTGGACGCTCGCAAGCTGCTGGCGTTCGTCGATGGTTGGGACGGAGTGACCGAGGGGCACATGATCGTCGGGGGTGACCCTCACCCTTTGCCATTTGATGCACAAGTCTGTGCGGCTTGGCTTGAAGATGAGCCTGAACTCATGGGGCGCGTGGTTGACGCGGTGATGAAGTCGTACCAGGCGCACCAAGAGCGACGCGAGCAAGACGCAAAAAAACTGATCGGGTGGCTTGAGTCGATGGGCCTGCCGACTCAAGGCGAGCCACCCTCAGAAGGCGCTATCATTGCCGTGCGGGCGTGGAACCTGATGGGCGCACAGATTGACATGGCAGCGATGCCTTTCATTTGTGAGCTTTTCGGGGTCCATGACGTTGAATCTTTCTATCTCGACTTGGTGGCGATCCGTGACCACCTGAAGGCGTCCTGACATGGCAATCTCAACGCTCACGATTGATATCGTCGCCAAGATGGCGAGCCTCGAGCGCGACATGGGCAAGGTCGTGCAACTGTCGGAGCGCACGGCGGGCCGGATCAATTCGGCGTTCAGCGCTGCCGGGTCTGTCATTGCGGCGTCTATTGCAGGCATCGGACTTGCAAGTGTCGTGCAGGGTTTCCGCAGTGTCGTGGATCAACTGGACGCGCTTAACGATGCGGCTGACGCCACTGGCTCAAGCATCGAGAACTTGTCCGCGCTTGAGGACATCGGAAAGCGCACAGGCGCCAGCTTTGAATCGGTCACCAGCATCCTCGTCAAGTTCAACGGGGTGCTGAAGGAGGCTGATGGGAAGAATGGCGTATCCCAAGCGCTCAAGGCGATTGGCCTCAACGCCGAAGAGTTGAAGCGCGTAGATCCTGCCGAGGCTTTGCGGCAGACTGCTGTGGCTCTGGCTGGCTTTGCTGATGACGGCAACAAGGCGCGAGTTGTTCAGGAGCTTTTTGGCAAGTCGGTGAAAGAGGCCGCGCCATTCCTGAAGGACTTGGCCGAGTCAGGCAAGCTCAATGCAACGGTGACAAGCGAACAAGCAGCCGAGGCAGAGAAGTTCAACAAGCAACTGTTCACGCTTAACACGAACATCGGCAATGTTGGCCGGTCGATTGCCTCAACGTTGCTGCCTGCGCTGAATAAGTTGTTCGACAAGATCAACAAAGGCGGCAGCATCAGCGGCGCCCTTGGGTTTGACAAAGACTTCTCTGAGACTGCATCTGTCGGCATGCTGGCAAAGAAGGTCAACGATCTCAATTCGCTGAAGAAGTCCCTAGAGGATGGGCTTCGTTCTGAGCCGTACAACCGAGCCTATCAGCAACAGTTGACCGATGTGACGGCACAGCTTGGACCGGCTACGGTAGCCTTCAAAAAGGCCAACGATGAATTGAGCCGACGCAAAAATGAGGACCGGATGGCTGGGCTGATGTCAGCCTATGTTCCGCGTGAGCCTCAATTGGCTGGGATTGTCGCGCCGGTCGCTGGATCTACTGCAAAGGGCGCGACCGTCAAAAAGGACGAGTCTGCATCGCGCTATATCGAGCAGTTGAACGAGCAGATCCAGAAGCTCAACCAACTGACGACATTGCAGGAGGCTGAGGCCAAGTTGCAAGGCGAGCTTTCTGGCAAGACAACATTGTCGCAAGCCGAGAAGATCCGATCACTGGCTGCTGAGATTGACCAGAAGGAAGCGCTCGCGGACATCGACAAGTACATCGTCGAACTGACTAAGGAAAAGGCTGATGCTGAGAAGCTGGCAAGCGAAGAAGCTGCTAGGTATTACGAGGCATCGCTGACGCCCGCTGATGAGTTGGCCGCAAAGCTCAAGCGCATCAATGAACTGTATGAGTCTGGGGCATTTGGTGGCGATGCAGACAATAAGCGTGCTGC